TTCCTGAATACAAATTTGGGGAACTTAGCTGTGGTGGCGGTTTCCTTTTGTAAGGGGCAGAGACTAGAAGCAACTTAAACTAATCTAAGGTCTGGTGCTTTGCCCCACAATTTATGAATGTAGAGTTAGACATTAAGTTACACGAGAATCAGAGGAAGATATCTGATAGTTCAGCTTTGTATAAGGTGATCAAGGCTGGGAAGCGATTTGGCAAGACGAAGTTTGCGATATTTGCTTTGACTCAGGCGGCTGGCAAGAAGCCTGGGGGGATGTTCTGTTATATTGCGCCCACTTATAGGCAGGCCAAGAATATTGCTTGGTTAGAGTTTAAGAGGTTAATTCCGCATAAGTATATAAAGCGAATTGTTGAGAATGAGTTATTGATTGTTTTGATTAACGATGCTGAGATTCATTTGCTTGGGAGCGACAATGCGGATTCGTTGCGTGGTATTAAGATGGACGGGGTTGTATTTGATGAGGTTGCTTATCAGAAGAAGTACAACTGGAATAACATTATTCGTGGTCAGCTTCTAGGGAATCAGCGGGCAGATGGGACGTATACGGAGCCAGGGTTTGCAATCTTTATCAGTTCGCCTATCAATCCTATAGAGACGATGGGTAAAGATATTGAGGATTGGTTCCCTGAGTTTTTTAATGAAGCGTTGCGGAAGAGAGATAGTGGGAATAAAGAGTGGGACGCATGGCATTTCACGATTTATGATAATCCGACGCTGAGCCGAGATCAGATTGAGGAGATCAGGAAAGATAACACGGACGATGCTTGGGGAGTGGAGTATTTGGCGAACGAGAGCGCGTTTGCTGGGAATGTTTACGGTGAGTTTTCTTATGAGCGGCAAGTTAAGGAGTATATTCCTGATCCTTCATCTTTATATGTGCGTGGTATTGACTGGGGGATAAGTCATCCGACGGTATGCTTATTTGGGTATGTAGATGACAAGAACAAGAAGATTTATATCGAAGACGAGTATGTGAAGAGTGACCATACGATTGAAGAGAGTTGTGATGTGATTAAGCGCAAGACGATGGATAAGAGGGTGGAGTGGACGGTATGTGATCCTTCGCTTCACAAGAGGAATTCTGTGACATTAGTGCCTGACATTCAGGAGTTTAACAAGAATGGGGTTCCGTGCATAGCTGGGGATAACAATAAGCGTGGATATAACATTTTGAAGATGTTTTTAAAGAAGGATGTGATTGTGATTAATCCCAAATGCCGAATTTTGATTAAACAGTTGAAAGAATTGCAATGGACGGACAAGACAGACGACGATTGTCCTGACGTTTTAAGGTATATGGCTGTGCGTGTACATGATTTGATGTTTAAGTTTAAGGATTTGAATGAGAGTTCTATTGAAGTTAAGAAAAATCCATTGACGTTTAATCTTAACAGCGCGATGTTCAATCAGAAGGAAGCGTACAGGAACAAATATATGGAAGCGGTAAGGAGTTATTGATGCCTGTGAATCCTAGTTTTAACATAATCATTCCGAAACCATTTGTATTGGCTGAGCAGAACAAGGCTGATCTTGAGAAGATACAGTCTGAGATTATGGACAAGGTAACGACTTGGGAAACTAGGAGTTCAAGTAAATTTGAAGAGATGTTTACAACGGCTGATTCATGGAGAATTAGGCCGAAGTCTGGGAAAAAGAAGGAAACAAAAACTTTATTTGACTCTAAGAGTGGAGAGACGCACAGAGGAACTGAGACATTGGCGACAGTTTGGCAAAGGATGCTGACTGCTTCTGATCCCTATTTTGAGGCTGTAGCTATGGGACTTGGTTCAATGGGTCAACCTGTAAGCGAGACTGAGATTTATGCGACAGAAGGCATACTTCGTGAACAGCAAAGGGTTTCCAAGTTTAAGAAGAAGCTTTTAAAGTTCTTACGTTCTATTTCTTTGTATGGAACAGGGATAGCCGAGGAGCCTTTTGTTTCTTTGCCTCATGGATTTGGAAGAAAGAACATAGAGTTTACTGATTTTGTTCCGCGATCTTTGTTGCTTACTGGATTTGATACTGCTGTTTGCGACATTTACGATTCTGATTTTATATTCACGATTGATTTTGTTAGCAAATGGATGTTGCGTAATCTTTCTAGCCAATCGACAGAGTTTTGGGACGTAGATTTGGTTGAAAAACATATTCAGGAGTTCGGAGTAGGACATGGCAGCGGTCAGACTTATACAAGGTTACAGCAGAGCCGCGCTCGTGCAGGATATTACGACAACAATGCGAATGTTTTTGAGAACCTTAACTATCATGGACGGTTAGAAGACAATTCCGTGATAAATGCCTATGCCGAATCTATGGGACTTGATAGAGATCCTAAATTTGTTGATTGGTCTGTAGGTATTTTGGATGGGACTGACGTTGCGAAGTTTCACATGACACAGTATGGCGATTGGCGGACAAGATTTAAGGCTTGTACTTATAAAGAATTTGAAAATGAGCCGTACGGGTATGGAGTTGGCGCGTTGGGCCGGAAACTTCAAAGAAACATGGACGTTTTGGAGAGCATGGCTGACGACAAGTTGATGTTCGACGTATTGAACATGATGAAAGTAGGTAAATATTCAGGATATGATCAGAAACAGTTTGTTGCTGAACCATTGAAGATGGTCGAGCTTGAAGATATTAATCAGTTGGCTCCTATTGTTGGCGATCCAAGAGTATTACAGCAGGCAATTGCAATGATTAATATGAGGCGTGAAGATTTTAGAAACATTGTAGGAGCGCAAACCAATCTTCAGGCCCAGGCCAATTCTGCTAATTCTGCTACGGAAGCGGCTATCTCACAGACAGAAGCTATTAGAAGTGCCGGAGTTCATGCAGAGATTATTGGTGAGGTATTGCGTGAGCATCTTGATACAGCTCATATCAACAATTTGAACCATCTTGATGAGGGTATTTGGGTTGGGATGACAGGAGAAAAAAAGCCCTTGTACGTTACAAGAGATATGTTGCCTATTTCTGTTGGATTTATCATTAAGGTTGTAACAGATAAAGATTTTAGGCCGGAGAGACAGAGAAACCTATTGCAGTTCTTACAGATTTTGACTTCTATTCGACAATTCCTACCTTCTTCGATTAATGCTGTTAAACCTACAACAGAAGAGATAATGAGAAATTTCGGAATGAATCCACGTTTAATTAATACTCCGCCAAGTGTAATGGATGTTATGGAAAGAAATATGAGACAAAATCAGAATCAGCCTGGTTTGGCTAATCAGAACGCGGGAGAAATGTCTGAAGAAATGGGAGGATCAGGAGCTACGAACATGATGCCGACACCCGTAGGACAAGTGCCGACATCAAGCGTACAGATGCCTGATACAAGCGCATGAAGATTGATAGAAACCTAAAGAACGGACTTCCCAATATTGTTTTTGAGAAAAACGATATTTCTGATTTAGCCAGAGTTGAGGAGATGTTTTCTGGGAAATTTCATTGTAATAAATGCGGAATTCCTTATGAGAATGGCGGATGGGAGATATTTAAGAAGTATTTAGAGTCTGAGCGTATTAAGTTAGAAGCATTTATGAAGTTAAGCGTATCAATCAATAAGGTAGATGATATTCAGACGAAAGTAGAAGTGGCGAAGTTGGTTGGATTTGACCATTTTTTAGAATTGGAAAACAAGATTAAACTTAAACTTGAAAAACTAAGAGAAGTACCAAAGGAGAATAAAAATGATGAACCAAACCCCTACGGGGACTGAAGAACAGGAATCAGAGGGCGGAGGGATTGATTCAATCATTTCCACAGTTGATTCTTATATCCTCGACCCTAAACTTATCACTCCGCAGACTTTAGAACAGCTTAAATCCGACTTAATGGATTTGAAGTCTTATCTTGATGGTGAAGAGACTCAGGAACCTATGGAGTCAGAGTCAGAACCTTCGCCTATGGCTGAGATGATTAAGAAACATGGAGGGATGCAATGAAGAAGATTATTTTTGCTTTAAGTTTTTTAATGGGAGGAGTTCTTCATGCAAGCGGACTCCCTGAATGGAATTATATACCAAGATCATCTTATACGGAAGTAGCGTCTGGAGGGGCTGTACTGTTTTCTTCTGGCCCTATTCAATTTGTTGCTATAACAGTATCTTCTGCTTCTGCTAATTCTTATGTTGCAATTTTTAGGTCAACGTCCGCGACATTCACTGCGGACATTACGACTCAAATAGCTATTGCCACAGATGCCCAATCAATAATGACTACAAACTATATTCCACTCTATGATATGTTGAACACTTCTTATACCTATATCAATAAGGTTGGGCCTTCAAAGTTGATCTATTGGATTCGATGCCCCAATAACAATAACGTTGGAGCTTGCCCTGGTCTTAAATCTTCAGGACAAAATAGATAATGCCTGATTTCAAGGTCGGATTAGGAATTTGCACGCATAGAGAAATCCGAATGAGGGTTCACCAGAACCTTCGGATGCTCTATAAATGCCCTAACCCTGAAATTAGCGAAATCTCTGTTGATCAAGACGGTCTTATTTCTAGGTCGAGAAGTCGGGTTGCGACTTACTTTACGGACAAAACAGATGCAGATGTGCTTCTTTTCTTAGACGACGATATTATTATTTCTAGTGTAGATGCTACAAAGTTAGCTTGGCTATGTTACAAGGAATATCCAATCATAGGCGGTATTTACGCTACCAAAAGTCAATCTAACCCAGGATTAGCCGCTCAGCCGTTTCAAGATAATGGAGAGATTATTTTTGGTAAGAATGGCGGAATAGTTAAGATGAAAAATCTTTCTACAGGTTGCATGGCTATCAGAAGAGAAGTATTTGAAAAGATGAAAGCAAATTCGGAATCAATCGGTATTCATGATTGTGTTCATGGAGACTATAAATATTGGAGTTATTTCCAGCAGAGAGACGTTTTTACTGGTCAATGGAATGATACTTCCGAAGATTGGTTTTTTTGCAGGAACGCAATGCAATTAGGATATGAGATTTACGCTGATACGACTATTATTTTGGGACATATCGGCAATTATGAGTATACGGTTCATGATATCCCTAATTTTAAGAAGCATCAGAAAACAGAAAATGTTTTATTCAAATTTGGAAAAAATACCGTTCCTGTTCTTAACGGGAACGAGGCCCTAATAGGCTCAAAGGAGTAATCATGGAAGAAATACTAACTGCCCCTACGGAAGTGGGTAACGCGAATGAAATCGCGCCGCAGGATTCTCAGCCACAGGCGCAAGCCCCCGCTGAGACTCAATCGTCCGTCGTTCCCCAGGTCGAGGCGAATGTCAACCCACCTCAAGCAGTTGAAACACAGAGGCCGAAGGTGTCAAGTTTCTACAAGGAAAGAGAGCGTGTCCGAAGGATTGAAGAAAATTCTCAAAGACAAGCTCAAGAACTTGCGGAAATGCGTCGGCTATATCAGGAACTTAAGAATCCTAAGCCTGATGTTTCAAATATTCAGAAACTCACAGCGGAAGAACTTTTAAATGACCCTGAGAAAGTTTTTCAATCGAGAGAGCAAAGACTCTTACAAGAGTTTAACTCTCTTAAAGAAGAACTTAATCAGTTAAAGTCCAAAGAAGTGAACGCTGAGCGTACGAAATTAGAGCGAGAGGCGTTGGAAGTGTTATTCCCAAAATCAAGCCCAGATTCAAAAGAAACGCTTGAAGAAAGGATTAAAAATCAAGAACGTGCTGATTTAATTCAGCAAGTATTGAGAGAGAATCCAAGTTTGGATAGGTTTTCGTCAATTGATCCAAAAGCAGCCGCAGAGTTCCTTTTGGAGAAAATTAACAAAATCAAACCTCAGTCGAGTCCCAATGTGATTCCTAAAGCATTGATGGGTTCCACGGCGAGAGGAAATCCAGGCGCAGGTAAAGTGTCTTTTGAAAATCTGATGTCCGATTATAAAAAGCTTACAGCAGAGATTGATAGGAATCCTGCTTTGCGTTTCGATGCTAAACACAAAGAGCGCAGAGAATCTCTTATGAGGCAAATGGACTCGCTTGCAAAAGAATAAGGGAATAGCAATAAGTTAAGGAAATTTTATGGCAAATGAATTCGATAATACAGCCTTAAACGCTACTGTTAGAGAACTTTGGGACGAGAAGGTTGAAGAGGCACGTTATGCCAAGATGGTTATTGGCAATCGCGTTTCTAATAAATCAGGTCTCGCTCAGAAAAAGGGTGACATTATCAATGTGACCGTTGACCAGAAGTATACCGTTGGGACAGTTTCTGCTGCTGGCGTTGTTGCCGCGCAGAACTATACTCCTACTTCTGTTCCGATCACATTGAACCAATGGGAACAAATTACGATCGTGGAGTTGGACAGAGCCGTTGCTCAGTCTTTTTGGACTCCCGATTCGATCTTCCCTAGGAAAGTTGGTGAAGCCTTTGGTTCTCGTTACGATGCTCAGTTGGCTGCGCTTTATACGGGCGTGGCGGCTGGTAATACCGTTGGCGATCCTAACAATCCTGAGGAATTTAGCAAAGCTCTATTCCAAGAGGCTATGTTGGATCTCGCTAATGCAAATGTTCCTTTGGAAGACTTGTCCTGGATTATTCATCCCAGGGCGTATCTCAAGGGATTGACTAACGAAGGACAGCTGACAGCGGCGCAAGATTCAGGCCAAAATAAAAACGTCTTGACTACGGGATATCAGTTCCCGTTGTTTGGCGTTCCTGTTTATCAGTCCACTAACATTGTTCGTGTCGGATCTCCTGCAGTTTACAAGAACCTCTTGGTTCACAAGAGTGCGATTGCGATTGCATGGCAGAAAGACGCGGAAATCAAGAAAGCGGACGGATTGGCTGGACTTGTTCTGGGAACGATTTTCAACGCGCAGAGCCTTTATGGTCTGTCGGTGATTCGTTCTGATCATTTCGTAGTTGCAAATAGTGCTGCATAAAAGGAGGCGTAAAATGAAGAAGTTTCTTTTGACCGCCTTGGTTATGCTCTCTATGACGCTTGTTTCTCATGCAGGTTCCCTTCGGGACATTCCCGTTGGCCCTGACCGAGCGTTAGCTACGGCTGATTATGGCGGCGTTACTTATTCGACCAACAACTTCCCATTGGCGGGTTCTTTTTCGACCGCTTGCATTAATTCTGCAAACTTCACTTGTCGCGGAGTGTTTTACGGAGTTTTTTTCAGCTCTGGTAACACCGTTGACTTTGTTGATGTGTTTGACAGCACTAGTGCGGATACTGGCAAGCTCCAGGGAGCGATTATGCGTTTGTATAACGTGCAAATCTCCTCTGCTGGAACTTCTCAGTTTGCGGCAGGTTTTTCTGGTCCCCCTAAACCTATTCGGTTTAGTGAAGGCTTGATTACCCGTCCAAGTGTTGGTGGTTACAATAGCATTATGACTCTTTATAACCAAGAGCGTTAAAGGTTTCGGGAGGGGTGAAAAGCCCCTCACGATTTTATGTTGATTTGCGATAACTGCAAGACAGACAAACATTACAAGCTTCGATGTGAGAAGGGTCTTTGGTTATGTTCAAATTGCCGATCCTATCAGGAGCATAATGTTCATGGCGTTTTGTTAAACAAAAAAGTAAAAATTGGAAAGACTTGGGCGACTGAAAGACAGTTGAACGAGATGGAAAGGCGAGTCATTCTACCTTACAGTAAACCTGACGGCGGATATTATGTAGGCCGCCGTGGAGATAATGGGAAGATTCAGGAACGCTGGCCTCAATATCAGTCTTAAAAGGAGAAAATATGGAAGAAATCACAATGCAAACGATGGATTTAAAGATTAGGAAATTTAAGGAGTTTATGGACGACTTCAATAAGATGTTTGAGAGCGGACATCTTTCCGTCAATATGTGGAAAACACAAAGGGGACAACTTAAAGCGGCTAATCTTGAGTTGGAGGAAAAGAATCGTAAGGCCGAGGAACTTTTGAATCAGACAGTTTCAGCTATGGAGAAGATTAAGGCTGACGCTATGGAGTTTGAACAGCGTAAAAGGGCAGATGCGCTTGTCCTTTATTCTAAAGCTCATGCCAAATATAAGGAATTTGAACGTCATTTAGAAGAGGCGGATAAGAAAAGGTTAAAGAATGAATTGAAGGAGTTGGAGGCGGTGGCCTAATGTCAAACCTAGGCCAGATAAAGAGCCTGATTAGAGTAAAAATATCACAAACTGATACGACTAATACTGATTTTACCGATCAGGAGCTTACTGGATTTGTAAATGAGGGCCAAAGATTCTTGGGCGCATTGGTTAAGAAGCCTATTGACCATGTTGAGATACAAGTTCAACAGGATTATCCGGCATATACCCTGCCAAATGACACAATTCTCCTTAATACAGCCTATTTCGGAGATGTCTCAATCAATGGTGATGTTCGACCATTGACAATCACGACCGAAGAGGCATTGAAAGAGGCTAATCCTAATTGGATGGATGAAACTACTAATTCTCAAGGGCGACCAACTAGGATTGTGCTGATTGACCGAGTTACTGTTTTAATTTCTCCTAGACCCAACGCTGCGGAAGGTGCTAGTGGAAAGAAACTCCATATTGGATATGTTTATCAGCCCGCAATCCTTACAAATGACTCGGACACTCCCGATTTGCCTATTGTTTACCATGATTTATTGGCTGATTATGGACACTATATGTGCTGTCTTTCAAAATTAAATAAACCAGAATTAGCCACGGCAATCCTATCTCAAATGATGGATAAGGCTAAGAAATTGGAGCCGTTAATTATAAAGGAAACTAATTCTTTTGGTTTTTCTTGGGGTGGCGGTTTTGATCCAAACGACGATAATGGCAGCGGATTGAGGTTTTCGTTTTGAAAATATCATCTAATCAGTTTTCTAAGAAGAATTTTAACAAAGGGACAGGATTTACTGACCAGTCCTTTAATACTTGTTCTAATTCTTTTTCTAAAAAAGCTTTCAATAAGGGGACGAATGTTTGGGGTGGAGATAATACTGCTGAATCAGCTTATGGCGTGGATGATATATACGGAGGAGTAGATAGCACGTACGGGACAACCCCCTATGGGGGAATGAGTCATTTCCGTTTGCGTCAATTTTACGATTTGTCTCACTAATGAAAAAACTATTGCTTCTTCTATTCCTTGTCGGTACGGCTCATGCTGATCCTCTAGCAGTAGAAGAGATTCAGACTCCGTTGGGAGGATTGAATACGGCGGACCCGACATGGAGGATAAGCTCAAAATACTCTCCTTATATGAGGAATGTATTTATTGATCAAGGCAGAATTGAAGGCATAAATGGATATCAGACAGTTGGCACAACTTTAACACTAAGTAAGGTTACTGGAATTTTTCCATTTAGGCGTGAAAATGGGAATACAACTTTTTTAGTTACAGATTCAAGCGTTACACTTGAAACATCTGATTTTCAAACATGGGTTTTAGTAAGTTCAAACTCAAATACTGGAAGCCCATTAAATTGGATTCAGGTTAGGAACAAAATGTGGGGATATAATGGATTGGATTTTGTTAAGACATGGGACGGGATAAATAGATCTATTCTTAATGGGAATGATAATACTCCAAATGTCCCAAAGTTCAAGTATGCACAATATTGGCAGGAGCGTGTATGGGGATTTAACAACCCTTCACTCGCTTCAGAACTAGCGTTCAGTTCAGTTGTTACCACAGATGCTGTAATTATTGATCCTACTGATTCAAGAGCTTGGCCTGTAACTAATTCATTGAAAATAGGTCAAGGAGACGGTGAGATTGGGACAGCATTATGGGTTAGAAATGGTCAATTGAAGGCAGGAAAAGAACGGTCAAAGTACACGATCTATGGAACGAATGTTTCTAACTATTTCGCTCGTAAAGATATATCTAATTCCGTTGGCGTGATTTCAAATGATTCTGTTGTTAATCTTGATGACAGTACATATTATTTAAGTTATGACGGGATATACAAGGATGAGCAAAGGATATCTGATTTAATTGAAGATGATATTGAGAATATTAGCCGAGGAGTTCAGAAGAATGTGCAAAATATTTGGGACACACAATCAGATTTTACAAAAGGTCAATTATTTGGGACGACTGCGACAGCATCTGGATTTTTAAAGCCTCTAAGTAAGGGGAAGTTCTTCAATAATGTCAGAAAATTCCAAGGTGGAGCATCTCAACCATTTTCAGCTGTACTTAGCTCAGTTTATCCATCCACCCCATCTACAAGCATAACAAATGATGCTTCGACTTATATTCGTATTGCCGTTACTCCTCCTGATTATATTCCGACGGATGATGTGTTTGCTCCAGGAGATAAAATGTTTATTAGTGATTTAGCTTTGCCTTGTAACGGGACAGCAATCAATATGAGTATTAAAAATTTCTATACAGGGGAAGAGGCTATTATAGATTTGGAAAGTGTAAAACCTTATGAAGCAAAGATATTATTTGATCATTTTGTTGTTGATGGTGGAAGTTTAGGATTCAGGTGGGCATTAAAAAATATAGGTGATGTAATTTCATGTGGGAGAGCCGCTTCTTTACAGGAAGATTTAGGAAATTGGTTCTTTAAGCCAACGACTACGGGATCATTTATTTCTGAAATAACAACAGTTTCATCAAATATTACTTCATGGTCTAGTCTGGATTCTTTAAATAGTACAAATGGTGGTGAAATATCTTATTTTTATCGAACATCAACTAGTGCAGTTAATATTGCAACTCAGACATGGAATGCTATTGGCCCAGGGGCCATAATCAATGCTCCTATAATAAATAATTATATTCAATGGACTACCACAATAACGTCCGTATCTTCTATGACTCAAAGCGTTTCTAACATTGACTATTTAACTATAAATCACGTTGAAGGAGCAGGTTCTTTTAGTAGAGCTTTTGGCATAGACTGGAAAAACAGGTATTGGCTTGCGACTTCTACTGATGGCGGGAATATATTTAGTCTTATTTATGTTAAGTCAAAGGTTACGAATGAAAACCCTAATGCTTTTATGCCTATTGAGGGGATAAATATCCGATCTTTTGCAAAGGATGGGAATGTTCTTTATGGCGGATCTTCAAGTACTGGATCAGTCTATAGATTGGATTATGGGACGAACTTCGATGGAGCCGCTATTCCATTTATATATGAAACTCCTGACATGATACTAGGAAGCAATTTCACATCAAAGAATATTCAGTCCTATTTATTGGATGCAGATAAGGGGTCCGCTTTAACTCTAAATGTTGGAAGTTCCATAGATTTTGGTTCATTCTCAAATAAGAGCATACCTTTGATTGGTTCCGGCAGATCATTAAATTCTATTAAGGGTGTGACAGCTCCTGCAAAGACTTTAAGGATAAGACTTTCTCATTCTCTTTTGGATCAACCATTTGTTATTAACAATTTATCTGTTCTTTATAGTCCTACAGCGATATTGGAGCCGAAGTGAGAAAGATATGGATATTTTTAGTTTTGCCTTTATTTGGATTTACTCGTATTCATACTGATTATATTGATCCTAGGAATACTCAGGACGAGTTTTCAAATTTAGAAAACACAGTTCAAGATCAGGAGAACATTGTATTTGTTTCCACGCCAAACTTATCAGATGTTAAAGATAAGCAGATATTTTTGATTAGTTCAGGAACATACAATTCTTTTGGATGGCGATATAATCAGGAAATTTATGCAGTTAGCGGGTCTTGCGTGACCATTAGAAGGTAGAGGAGATAATTTATGGCAGAACAACCTTTAAGTAGTTTAATTCCAAATTACGGTCTTGGGGTGGATATTGCGTCACCGCAAGATTATGAAGGTCTTATCAATCAAGCTTATGTTGGTCTTGGTCAACCCGCTAATGATAACGGTAGGTATGAAACCACTCAAGATTTTATCAGAGGGTTAAGTTCTTCTTTTGTAGATAATTATTACAAGAAAACAGGAAAAGTCCCAACTGTTGATCAAGTTAAACAATTTGTGGCTTTCAATGCAGATACTTCCAATGCAAAACAATTTATTACTGGAACACTAAATGCTGACAAAATGAATGCTTTGTCGAATATGTATATTGAGAGCAATCCAGAGATAGTTGCCGCTAATTCTCAACCGACTGACTTGGGAGCTACAGCTGAGCAAATCAATGCTCTTTTTGATCCGCTTCAAAAGAACGCTATTGAGGCGAATTCCCGCAACTTCGCTCCATTAAGAGCTAGGGCTGTTGAGGAGGAAGCGGCATTGGGTCGGTTACGGTCAGGAGTATCCGCTGATCCTTCTTCTACAATCGGACAGGTAGACGTTAATGAAGCAAACTCGTTAAGTTCTGTAATAGGAAATATACTGGGTCAAAAAGCTTCAGGGACTTTGGATTTGAATAAATTCAATCAGAGCCTTGATTTTTCTAAGCAAAATGCCGCTGACGCTAGGAATCAATTCAATCAAAATCTGGCTTTCAATAAAAACGCCTATTCCGATCAGATGGATTTGGCACAGAGGCAGTTATCTTTATCTGCATTACTTGGAAGATTGCAGGGAAGCAGAAGAAAGAATAATGGGATAGCAGGAGCATCTGGAGGAGCATTATCAGGGGCAGCTAGCGGAGCATTATTAGGAAGTATTGTCCCAGGGATCGGGACAGGGATCGGAGCCGCTGGCGGTGCATTGGTAGGTGGCCTTGGCGGATATTTCGGGAGTGCTGATTAAGGAGAATATATGCCTAATTATCCAAATGTAGATACACTTTCTGAACTTATTAGAAAACAGTCTTTTTATAATAGTGGTGGAGAAGAACCAGGGACAACTACTGCTGATAGATTTAATCAAGGTGTTAAATTAATTGGTGGAGTTGGAGATATTGTAAGCAATACCATCAATAATGTCCTAGCGATCAAGAAGGCTAATTTAGAAAGACAAAAGTTAAAGGCAGACATAAATGAAAAGCTTCAAGGGCAGACGCCTATGCGTGATTTAACGATGCCTTTGAATCCTCAGACAATGAGAATTGACGAGAACACTACTCCTGAACAAAGAGCCGAGCAGGATAAGATTTATGCCGCTCGTGAAGCTATGGGGACAGGAACTTTGGATCAAGCTAAAGAGATGTCCGAGATTGAGAAGAATTTGAGAGAAAGACAGTTAAATCCAATGAAATCCGGAGTACATAGATTTGTTGATAGGAAGACTGGGAAGATTTTACAAGAAATTCCTTCAACTCCTGGAACAGGTGATACGACTACTTTGATTGGAGAAGGATCAGGTGGCGGAGATGTTACTGTTGCCAGCAGGCTTAGACAAGAATTTATAAATCGTCCTGAAGTTAAAGATTTTGTGACTGTGAACACATCAATTAAATCAATGGATTCTTTGCTTAAGAATGCATTACAAGGAAACAAACAGAATCAACTTGCTTTGGATCAGGCATTGATAACAATGTTTAATAAATTGACTGATCCTCAATCTGTTGTTAGGGAATCCGAATATGCTAGAACCCCAGAGAATCTTCCGATGGTAAATAGAATTGCTGGCGCACTTGAAAAGGTAGGTCAAGGTGGTGCTGGTATGACCAATGAAGACCGTTTAGCATTAGTTACGGGAGCAAAAATTATTGGAAATGAAAGAGGTAATACATTCAACAATCTACGGAATGAATATGAAACTCTTTCGACAAAATATCAAATTGATCCATCTCTTATAACTGGAACCTTAAAGCCATTTAATCCATATCAATATGAGAATGAAGGTCAAAAAGAATTAGATAAATTAAGAAGCCAATCATCTCCTGAAGAGTTGAACTTTATAGACTCGTTACAGGGAACCCCAGATCAGAAATTGGCTGAAATTAAAAGAAGGATGAAACAATGAGTCTTGGATTAGACTTATCAGACATTAACACAAATTCTTCGTCTAATTCAAGTCCTACACAAACAGAACCAAAGAGGGGCTTAGGATTAGATTTAACTCCGAGTCAAGAACCGTCATTGTCTTCTTATGCAAAGGCAGTTCTTCCTTCTATGAAAGCAGTAGGTTCTCAAATGCTTGATACTAATCAAAAACTTGGGAGAGGAATTGTTCGTGGAGCTACTATGGGACTGCTTGAGAAAAAGACTCCTGAAGAACAGGCAATGGAAGGGAGCATTTTCAATGAGCAGGGTAAGGAAAAGACTTTTGCAGATAAATACTTAGCTCCAGAAAAAATTGGAGAGATGGCAGGATCAGTAGTTCCTCTTGTAATATCTGAAATGGTTTCTGGTACTCCTGCTAGTTTATTGGTTTCAAGATTTGGACTTGGAGCAGTTAAAGCGGCAATGGCAAAAGCTGGATTGACAATGGCAACATATGAAGCGGCTAAAGGTGGAGTAGAGAATAAGCCGCCATTAGAGACAGCTTCAAATATGGCATCTGGGGCTATGGGTGGTGGAGTTCTTGGAGCTATTGGATATGGAGCAGGGAAAGTTGGTGAAGCATTAACAAAAGATTTACCTAAAGCCATAGCTACTGATTATCTTAATACCCCTTCTTCTATTTCCGAGAATCTTCGTAGAGATGGGAAAACATCTCTTAGTGAGCAATTTCTTGAAAGGACAAAGTATGGAGCGGGACAAAGCAAAAATCAAGTTTATGACGATATTAGCAAAGAACTTGAACAAAACAGATTTGTTATTAGAAGTAAACTTCAACAAGCTGACGAAAGCGCTATGGTTGGGGATGTTGGAACTTATAGGACAGGAAAACTTGGAGAACCTATTAGAATTTCACAGTTACAAGAAGGTTCAGGGATTGATTTAGACAAAATAAGAAATAACTTAGCTCCTTTAGCTAAAGAACAGTCCTCTATTGGTCAAAAAAGTCAAGCCAGAACAATTAGACGGTTAATGTCCGATATTGCTCCAGGTAGGAGTGTTATCAGTAAATCGGATGCCTATGATCTATTAGGACAACTAGATGCCGAGGTTAATAAAAATTATCTAAAAGCAACGAACGATATAGCTCCTGGAACCGAAGCTAGGGCAGCTTTTGCGAATGGTCTTAGACAAATGTTGAGTGAAACTGCTCCTGAAGTTTCCAAACTTATTAATCGTAATCATTTTCTTCAAAGTGTACAAACATCACTTTTACCGCAAGTGTCTGATACTGGTGCAAAATTTGGGAATGTTAAAAATGCTGCTGTCCGGTTTCTTCTTGGGAATAGATTTACTCTAGGTGCAGCAAGAGGTTTACGATCTCCTGTTGTTGAGCAAACAACTAATGTGGTAAGTCCAGTAATTAAACAAGCAACAAGACTAAAATTATCTGAAACTATTGACAATATGCGTAACAAAGGCAAAAAACAATGAAAAAATGGCTCCTAGCTCTACTTCTTCTACCTACGAATGTTTGGTCTGATACTATTACGACAGGGGCATTAGGATTGCTTAAACCTACGACAGGACAAGTCAGTTCTCGTCCTGCTGGTGACAAGCTCAATTCTAACTTTGACATTATTGATTCATCCTTTACTTCTCTTAAATCTCAGGTAAATAATATTGCACAAGCTACAGCCGCCTTGGCTTTGGGTGGAGGAGGGGCTTCATCTTTAGCGGTAGGCACAGGGACATTGCAGTCAGTTACAATCATATCTAGTCCGACTTCTATTATCAGTTTTGCAAATGGCCCTTTTAAGGTTAATCTTGTAAATAATGCTACGGCCTATATTGATATTGATTATTCCTCTATTACGGCTCAGGGACTTGTAACTGGAGGATCATCTGGAATTCCATTACCAAATGGTGACACCTCTTACATTCAGAGGGAAGCGACATGGACTGTGACGGGAAGCCCGACGTTTGCAAGTTCAACGACTTTTTTGGGTGATGCTATATTTGACAAGCACGTTGGCATATCAAGCAACGTCAGAATTTATAACAATTTTGAATCTAATACTGATTATGCACCGATGCTTTACATAAAGGAAGGAAGAGTAAATCAACAATATTCACTATTGGAGCTTAATAGTGTGACAACTGGGAGAAATGGTTATTACATAAAAGCTGGGGATTTCTTTTTATTAAACTCGGTACAAAGTCCTACCTTTAGCCCTTCCCCTGGGATGGTCATAGGTAGCACAAACCCCACATCTATGATTGATGTTGTTGGCGGTTCTATAACGGTGCGCGGGAATAACGCCGGACTTTACATGGCAGGAGTTTCATCTATATCTGCGAGTGGGATTGAGGTTAGGCAAAGTTCGATTACGTTCCAGAATTACACAGCTGTCTTTGCAACTGGTGGAGCATCCGTTGGCGATAGATTAATAGCGACTCAAGTTAATGGATCGAATGTCATCATTGGTTTTGGGAAAGCCGTGTCAGCGTCTGGGAGTGGGATAACTACAGATCAGGCGAATGCTCTAATCTCGTCAACATGGACAGCGTTTACAAACTTCACGTCAACCACTCAAGCCGTTGGGACATCGACATCAAACATTCAGGCGTTTTATGCTGGCTTCACTTCCACTTCAGATGCGCGCGGGAACACTTTTGTGAATTTCCGCTCCACAACTGACACGACGTTCAACCATATCAATTCAACGATCACGGCGATCAAAACATCTACGACAAATATTCAAAACTTCTACGCCGGATTCACCTCTACATCGGACGCAAGAGGCAATACATTTGTAAATTTCAGGTCAACGACGGATTCACAAATTACCACATTCCAAAACTTTAGATCCACCACAGACGCGCTGACAAGCGTTATCCGTTTCTCCACGTATTCAGGTGTCTACGCCCTTAATTTTGATATGGCGTCACTTCATGCGTTATCAACTGGATTTGCGACGATAGAATCAACGGCATCCTATGCCTCTCCATATGGGCTTTCCCTTGTGCCAATGCTTGTGAGGGCATTTGACGGGACTTTGACTGAAACGGTTCATGGGAAATTTATACTCCCCGAGGACGTGGATGTCAGCTCAAATGTGCTCTTTATGACGACGGTTATCCCGAAGACGGCTGGTCCGAATAAAAATGTGACCATTTTATTTAATTCCACAGCCACGTTTGCGAATGGAGCCGGCGTTTACAATTACGCAAATTCTACAGGAGCGCAGACGTGCTTACTTATAGGATCGACAGGAACATTCAATACCTGTTCTTGGACTCAATCAATGTCAGCCCTAAACTGGCAAGCATACGAGCAGGTATTTTTTGAAATTGGCAGAGGAAATGACACGGCAATTTTAGGAACTACAAATTTAAGCGGAGATTTGTACATGATGAATCTGATGATCCAGATTCCGATGGTTTACAAGAAGGAACCATGACGAAAATATTGACTGTTATTCTTGCGATTATTTTAGCCAATCGAATTGCTTGGTCAGCTTCGAGTTTAACCTTCGGCACAGCCACAACCGACGTTGTTAATCACGGCTCTCAGTCAGTCGTTGATGATCTCGACCCATTTACATGGCTGGCATGGATTTATCCAACATCTTGGGCCGTGAATAGAATTCTGATCAGAAAAGGGGCGGCGGTCACTGGCAGAAAAGTTATATTCATGAACACGAGCCTCGGTCAATTGCAGGTCAATGTTGACAGGGTCACAACCGACACGGATTACACGACAAATCAAATTATTTCTCTCAATAACTGGTGGAGAGTCGGACTTGTGTTTAATAGTCAGGGTTCCGTTAATAACATCGCAAATATCTATTACGCAATAGGGTCAACGGCCCCTATTCGAGAGGCAACGTATCAGGGCATTACTGACGGCGCAGGTGCGATTGATTCAGACGCGCCGAACCCGCTAACCGTCGGGAACCGCGACGGCTCGGTTGGTGCATTTCCTGGTCAAATTGCTTGGGTTGGAATTTATAAAGGTGCTCTGACACCAGCGGAGATGGCTGAACAGTTTATAGTCCCATCGTCAACGATGCTGGTTTTCTCTGCCTATTATGGGCGCGGATCGAGTGACACGGCACTTGTGCAGGATTTAACTGGCAATGGCAGTATTGGGGTTGCAGCTGGAACCGTAGGATCAAGCAACGGCCCGCCTTTAACATTTTTTGGAGGGAATAGATAATGTCGAACATGGTGATTTTCAACACAAACGACGGAGAGATTTTAGAGGTTTATCCCGAAGGAGGATTCAGCGTACCCGATTATAAAGGGCGCCCAGACGTTCTGATTGATATCGATATGTCGATTCTTAAAACGGTTCCGCGCGATCATGTTAAGGTGGATTTGAAGGATCACTTTCTTTATGAGATTCCCCAAGAAGAAAAGGACGCCAAAGAGCAAGAAAAGATTGACGCAGAGAACGCCAAGAAATCATTCTCCGACGGAATAAAAGCAAAGTTTATCGGACTTGGATTTACTGATTCAGAGGTTGACGCAATCAGTTCGGGCAGTTGGAGATATGACTGACACCATCGGAGGCTGACGCAATCAGGACGGGTGAGTGGTAAAAAATATAATTGGGGAGATAATCAATGACACCATCGGAAGAAGAAATAAAAAAAGCCACGGATCAGGTTGAGTTTCGCGTCAACATGATTTCTAAAATTGATTCTCTCAATGCGACCATTGCATCGCTTGATAAGAGCTTTACTCAATTTAATCAGGGGATGGGGAAAAGAATTGATGAGATTGAGAAAGTCCTCATGCAACATTCAATTATAATGCCCGACCTAAAATGTGGCATTGAGGATTATCGTGATTCTAAGAAATGGATATCGAGGATCGTTGTCGGATCAGTCATTACCGCTCTTTTGGGGCTGGTGATTCTCAAAAAATGAAACGTCTATATCGGGAATTTAAGAGTTTCTTTGTGAGGGACATATCAAAGCAAAATTTGTCTGAATGGAAACAAACCATCATCGGCATGAAGCAGACGGCTATTGATAGGAAGCTAGAAAATATCTTTAAGACGCTATCAGAGCTTAAGAAAATCGAGGATCGGAATTATTCCAAGTTTCTATTGATCGAAGCCAATCAATCATTGACGACAAAATCCATGAATGACATTCGAGGCGACTTGAGCAATGTCTTGAGAGAGATTCATGCTTTGCTTGTCGAGACGGGCAAAAAGGGGTAAATATGGAGAATAGCACGCCGATACCGTTGATGGTAATTAAAAGAATAGCCCTTAGCCAAGATTGGACGCTAGGGGTTATTTTATCGGAAGGGAAAATTCCATTTGCGCTCACAATGGAAAGGCCGTGGCTCAATAATCAAAAGTCTGTTTCTTGCATACCTAAAGGGGAATATACCTGCAAGCGTGTTGTGAAGCCAAAACACGGATCATGCTTTGAGGTCACGAATGTCCCTAACAGGACTGATATCCTGATTCACAAGGGGAATTTTGTATGGGATAGCGAGGGGTGCATTATTCTTGGAGAGAACTATCAGGACGTGATGACATCGAAGTCGGATAAACCCGTAACTTCCGTTCAGTCCAGCGGAGTGGCTTACCATGAATTTATGATGCTTCTGGACAAAAAAGACGAATTCAAACTGGTGATTACAGAATGCTAGCTAGATGTGATCATTGCGGATATCAGTTTATTAAAAAAGACGAGAGTGATGTTTTATCTTATTGCGAGAAATGCGAAAAAATAACAATATGCGAAAACTAATTGACGTTCTCATGCTTTTTGGAATCCCAATTATAATCTGTCTACTTCCGCTTATTGGGCTTTTAATTTTAATCGAGGTAATAATCAATGGACATTGACGGTGCCGGAGTCTGGTTCTGGGGATGCATGATTAACCTGCTACCTTTAATTGTATGCATTCTGTTTACACAATAAATACATTAGTTACATACTAGTTACATATAGTTACCGTCGACGATTTTACATATATGCGTAAAAAAATACATTTGAGTTACATTAAAATTGCATTAATCGGTTTAGCCATAATCGGGTGCGCTAAGAAGCCGGAGCCTAAGAATTACCCTTTAACTGGCCCCTGCTATCTATGGAACCTTGTCGAAGTGAAGAGAGAAGGGAAGAAAAAACTTTGTTGGACTATGTGGAAAGACGACAAAACGCTAAGATGCAATCGGGAACGTGGTCATGCTGGACGCCATCATATACATTATGTTAATGACTGCGTGGCTATATTTTGAGGAAATTAAAGCGTTTGGCTCTATGGCTCAAGGATCATTACAAGGACGGGCGATTCTTTGTGACTCTCTTTAAGTGGAGGTGGTGAGATGAGTCTGGACATTTTTTTAATTCACGGAATAGGCCAGAAATTCGATCCGTCATCCTACGATGACTTTGTAAATGGAATCAGGAAGTACCTACCCCTTGATTCGGACATTGTATGGCATCCGATTGATTATAGCTCCCTGTTGGCTCCAAGAGAGGCAAAGATTTACTCATGGATGAAACACTTGCCGTGGCCCAAGGTTAGGCGGTTTGCTTGTGATTTTATTGGAGATGTCTTGGCCTATGGATATCCCAAGAGGCCACCCGAAGAAGGTGATTTTATACATGACCTCAACAAACTTCTGGGCCAAGAGTTCGCTAAGTGTAGGGACAATTCAAAGCGTGTCATTATAGGCCATTCCCTCGGCTCAATCGTGGGCTACGGCGCAACATTTGATTTCAAGACTGATTGCTTAATTGTAATGGGAAGCCCTTTTTGTTACTTTTCTGTCAGATATAAAAACTTTGGTGAGATGAACCCAGACCTTCCGCAATTTCATAACTTCTGGCGTGGGCGTGATCCTGTTTCTACGATTATTTCAAAGAATCCAAACTTTAAGATGGTGCATGACTATGAGGTTAAATCCTTCAATCCTCTAAATCAATTCATGCTTCGGAGTCACGGTATCTATTGGAAGAGTAAATTTGTCCATGAAAAGATTGCTAAAATTATTCAGTCTTTGGCTTGATTTCAATAAAAAAACCCAATTATAACCCAAAAACAATATATTCTCCGTCGATGAAACACGCTTTCCAGGCGAGCCGTTTAAGCCACTCACGCACCCCTCCTCATCGACGGTAAATCAAGACTTATCCACAGGCGGATTATTGGGTAAATTTGGGTCAATCGTGACAACGTAGGCCATTGTTTGGTCTTGAAAACTTTGAAAACCCAAATTTTACCCAATAAAATCATAGCCGTACTCGGATCATTCTTTCCGCAAGATAGTGGGGCTGGAAGTGAGCATACCTTTGAACCATTGAAAGCGTTCCCCACCCGCCAAGAACCCTTAAATCGGCCAAGGTTCCGCCGGATTTGAGGTAAGCCGAGGCCCAAGTATGCCGAAGGTCATGGGGCCTTATACGGCCCATTCTAGCGCGGGCGACGGCCTTTCTAAACGCGCTTTCAAGCCCGTCCTTTGTCCATGCTCCTACTATCGTTAATAGCAACTTCCGCGTCATAGGACGCAAGGGAATGTGACGGCTTCCTGTTTTGCCTGAAATATTAACGCCGTGTTCTGAGATGTTATCTGATGTTATATTCAAAAACTCTCCGATCCTCATTCCGGTATTATAAAGGACGTAAATAACCCTCCGCAATCGGGGGGAGGATGCTTTGTAGAATGTTGCCATGTCTTCCCTTGATAGGAACCGCGCCACGTCTTGTTCCTTAAATTGGCTGACAGATTTACATGGGTTAGCGGTTAAGTACCCCGCGCGGACGCAAAACTCAAAGAATGTTTTGAGATTGCGAATAACCATGTTGATCCCAGCAACCTTCCTGAACTCTAAAAGCCGATTCTTGAATTGCTCAACCTCTTGGGGCGTTATAGTCTGAATCTTCCTATCTCCAAACTCCCCTAAGAACGGTGAAAGAGAGGTTCGGGCTATTTCCGCCGTCCGTGGCCTTACAGTCTTGCCCATAACTTCAAGATATTCGCGCATACAGATTTTGACTGTGGTGGTAGCAAGAGAGGGATTTTGCCTTAGAACAAGCCCTTCTTCAATCTCGGCTTCAATGATCTTGGCTGTACGCCGATGGGTTCCGGCCCTTCGGCTCTTCTGGACTCCGTTTTCATTCCAGCGGACTATATAGCGCGGGCCTTTTTTGGTTTGATAGGTTTCCGTCCAAGGTGGCATTTATTGGTTAATCATTACCTTATATTGTTTATAAAAACCCGAAGACTACATTGCTTTCCGGTGTCGATGCTCGTTGCGTTTCTCTAATACCAAAGGGACTGGTTGATCTGATAGTTTTTTTTTACCTACTTCCTCTAATCCTATTCTTGCCAAATTTTCCAAAGCTTTGCTGAAACTCCATTGATGTTCATCTGCATAGTCACGCACCAATTTTGCGACATCATAGTTCATACTGATGCCTGTGGAAATTGTCTTTCCATATTTTTGTCTCGACGGTAAATTAGCCATAAAAAATATTTTAATTTAAGACTTGACAATATATGCATATATTGTTATATTATGCATATGATGAATCGCGACTATAAGTTAAGGCGACCCAAATAATATGATCCGAATCGCGAGCTTGGATCGCTTTTTTTATTTCACAAATTTAGAGCATGGTGCGGAGTTTCTCGCGATTCGCCACACCGTAAAAAAGCCAGGCAAAAAGAAAACTATCCTTCGCGGGAGAAAAACTTTGAGCCTGGCTTGCTCGTTTCTATCCCACATTGTCCATAATTTCGGTTCCATAATCAATAGTTTATTCAAAGAAACATTTAATCTTTATGACGCCAATCATATTGAGGTTTTAAGGATGGGAGGGAAAAACAATGATTGAGAAACGCGGATTTACCCTAAAAGAGGCAAGTATTTATACCGCTATCGGTGCGCGTACGCTTCGCAGACTTGTTGAAGAGGGGCGGATCGCATTTGCAAAATGCGGAACGGGCGACTTTAAAAAACAATCAATCATATTTTTGCGGGAAGACCTGGATAGACTGCTCACCAAAAATCGAATTGAAGGAGCGAGGGTATGAGGAGCATTCCTTATCAAAGAGAGCGCGGTTTAAGGATCTTTGACGCGGCTTGCATCGTGGCGCTTATATGGATCATTTGGTTCATGGCGACATTTCGAGTCCCGACATTGGAGCAGATGGATCGGGCTATGCAGAGAATTGAGTCGTCAACAAATCGTGGACAACTGAATGAGGAGGCGGGGCAATGAAACCAGCTACGACGCATATTTGCAAGCGAGGCATAACAGAACCACATGATGACTGCTACGTTAATTTATACGGTCGGCTCGTAATCTGTCATTTTGAGGATATAACACCTTTGTCACCTGAAACAATTTTGGAGAGACTGAAATGATATACGGCAGAGATTTGGAAAATTACAGATTTGAAAATGGTTCGAGTCCTTTTAGCGACGAGGATCGCCAGCATATAAACCACTATTCAATTCAATTTTATAAAAGCCACATAGGAATTATTTACGAGGATGGGCACACCGTCGCAAGTGTTCCAGGCGGGCATACAGAGCAAGCATTAGACACAGCTTGTCGCCTTGTCTGCCTTGCTAATTATGCGCTTGAACGGATGGCTAAAAATGACTGAGCGCACGATGGCGGATGACATTATTGAAATGGCGAACCTACCCAAAATTGACAGGTGGGCAATCAGGGCCACGCCTGACGGTTCGAGGTATCTGCTTTCTGCGATTTCCGAGAAACATTATTTTGAAGAGCGTCTTATCAGCATAAATTTTGAAGGTGGGACAGTCCAAACCGTAACTGGGAGGTATCGGATATGAAAGACGCATTGATCTTTATATTTGGATTCTCAATCGGCCTGATGGCGCGTTACCTTTACGAAAGATTTCATACCCGCGTGGGCGATAAAACGGGCGGAACACTCGATCCGTCCATGCGGGCGTTTTTGGCATTTACCAAACCGAAGGACAAGAAGTTAAAGGAGATGAAGCCGTGAGCTTTTACCCTGTTTTGAAAATGCTGGAAAATATCTCTCTGAAAATATCAGACGCGCAAAATGCCTGTATGAATGCTCAAGATGTCCTTATTCAGTCAAAACTTGCAATCAATCTTGAGATGATGAAATTTAACAACAATTTAATAACTGCGGGTAGCCCCGCCATAAAAAGCCAAAAGGAGAAATAAAATGAGAGCAAAAAAGCCAGAAATAAAAGAGAAGAGACTTAAATTGTTTGTCTATGGTCCGGCTGGAGTCGGGAAAACTGTAGCATCCTTGCAGTTCCCGAATGCGGTCATTATTGACACGGAGAAGGGGACAGACTTCTACTCCGACATGATTGCAAAGCAAGGATCGGTAGTTTTTCAATCCTCAAACCCCGACGAAATCCGTGAGGAAATCCGCGAGTTAATGACGACAAACCATGATTACAAGACGCTTATTATAGACCCGATGACACAGGTTTATAATTCCATACAAGAAAAATGGATTCGTATTCTTGCCGATCCCAAGAAACCAAATGAAGACTTGGGTATGCGCTTTTGGGGAAAAGTTAAGGGGGAAATGAAAACCCTTCAACGCATGATCTTGGCTCTTGACATGAATGTGATTATCACCAGCCATCAAAAAGATGTTTATGGAGATAATTTTAAAAAAATCGGAGTGACATTTGACTCCATGAAAGGTGATGATTACCTTTTTGATCTAATTTTTCAGATCGTCAAAAAGGGTGATAAGCGCATTGCTACGACCATTAAAGAACGCGCTGAGATTGGCAAGAATAAATTCCCAGAAGAGTTTGAATGGAGCTATTCAAACTTCTGCCAATTCTACGGCAGAGACATCCTTGAGCGAGAATCTAAACCTATGACTCTCGCTTCGACTGAACAGGTTCAGCAAATCAAGAAATTGCTTGAGGTTGTGAATGTCGAGAGTGATTCAATCCAGAAATGGTTCACCAAAGAGGACGTGGATAGCTTCGAGGAAATGAGCGCAGAAAGAATCCAAAAGTATATTGATTTTGTGCAATCGCATCTTACTGGAATTGCGCCTGTCGCAAAGGAGGTGAAATCATGAAAGGCATGATGACACAAATGAAAGATGTCGCCGAGAATCAGCCCTATCAGCTACTTCCTAAAGGTGATTATTTCTTTGAAATCTCGGAGATAACGGACTCCTTTACAAAGAACGGTGATCCGATGATATCGCTGGTTCTGGTTGTATGTTCAGGAGAGAAGAAGGGGGCTAAGGTTTGGGACAACATCACGATATCCGCGAACCCTCAAAGTCCTGCTTGGAACATTAGATGGAGAGCGAAGATGTTTCTAAAGGCGATTGGTGAGGCGCATCATGGCGACGAATTCGCTTGGGACAGCGACAGGTGGCTATTCAAGCGGTGTATTGGCACGGTGGACCACAAGAAACAAGATACCGGTAAATACGCTGGACAAGACAAGGCCATTATTAAGAAATATTCACCAATCGAAGGTGATGGTGGATTTTCAAAACCAGTAGAAACTAAAGAGACAAATGAAGTTTTCGATGAAGCGGAAATTTCATTCTAAAAGGAGACAAAAATGAAACTTGAAAAACGCGGTAGGCCACTTGGTAGCAAGAACAAACCTAAGTTACCTCAAATACCTGCATAAAATGGATAAATTGGCTGGTGATATTTATTATGGCTTACATGTCACCAGCCAATTATTTATATGAAAGTTTTAATATGCAAAACCTGCGGACAAGATCGTGATTTAACCATACACATGAGATTGTGTCGTCAATGTTTTGAGGATTACCGACGGGAATATATCCGCGCCTATAACCGTGACTCTATCGTCTGCATTATGCGCCGGACATTTAATCGGTGGATGAAGAAGGTTCGTAAACTTTGGAGAGTGGCTTGAGTAAGGAAATAATTTATCAAAAATTTGAAGAAATTTCTCTCGATCTTTTCCGCAGAGGATTCAAGCATTATTCCGCCGATGGAGTGGCTCACGTGATCCGATGGCAGACATCGGTTCGCGGTGATGATCCGATTTTCAAAATCAATAATAACGATGTGGCGGAATTGGCTCGTAGATTTATCGCAGACCATCCAGAAGCTCAAGGATTCTTTAAACTTCGGGCATCTAAGTTAGACAATCTTAAAATAAAATTCGATTCAGATAACCAAGGAGTGTGGATTTAATGATATTAGACTTTGATACACTAGCGACGACGAAAAGAAGCACAGAAATTGAAGAAGCGATTATTTACTGGCAAAACAAAAAAGGATTAGCAAAGACCCCCTCTCAAGCACATCAATGTAACCATTTTTTAACCAGACTTTACGATCTTCGGGATATGGGAAGTTATCTGTGAAGCTCCCATCATTTCAGTTCTATCCAGGAGATTGGATGAAAGACCCCAATTTAGCCAGAGCCACAAAAGCAGAAAAAGGATTTTTTATAGATTTGTTATGCCTGATGTTCGAGTGCGATGAGCGTGGGGTTATTGCGACTGCTGGGTGTCATTGGTCTGATGATGAGATCACCGGTGCCATCTGTGGGGACAAAACAGAAAACTTGTTGTGCCTTCAAGGGCTTCTACGGAAGGGGGTTATTCACCGGAATGAATCTGGTGCTATATATTCTCGCCGTATGGTTCGTGATGAAGAAATCAGGAAAACAAGAGCTTCTTGCGGTGTTTTAGGGGGTCGTCCCACCGTCGAGAAAAAGCAAAATGAAAGCAAAGCCAAAGCAAAACGAAAGCAAAACATAACCCCTTCATCTTCATCTTCATCTTCTACTTCAACAACGAATATACATACCCCTATAGTCCCCTTAAAACCGCAACTTCAAAAAACGGCCGACTTTATCCAAACGACGGAACCATTTAAAAGCGGCAGTTTTGATGTTGTGCATTTCCTGACAAGGGCAGGGGCGGTATATAAACCAGAGCAGATAGATGCGGCTTTGAGAGAGATTGTAGACTACTGCGCTCGAAAGCCGATATGGGAAACAAAGCGGAGGGATTGGCCCAGAACGATCATTGCTTGGTTAAAGCGAAGTCAGAAGCGCGACTACTCGGCGCAGTTTGTGAAAACAATATGACCCCACCGCATAATACAGGCGATGAGCAGATGGCGTTAGGGGCGATGATGGTGGACAAAGAGGCCGCCGAGAAAGGAGTCTCTGTATTGGTTCAAGATGATTTCTACGATCTTACCCACGGGGTTATTTTTGGCGTTATTGGCGAGATGGTGAAGAAAGGGAAAACGCCGGACATGATAACGGTCGGGAGTGAGCTTGCAAGACAAAGCAAGTTGGTCGAGATTGGAGGTGCAGAGGTCTTGTCTTCGATGGTGAACGGGATAACAACGTCACTTCACGCGGATCACTTCTTCGAGCAAATAAAAAACTACGCCATTCTGAGGTCGGCAATTAAGAAGTTCAGCGAAGTCGTCAACGACTGTTACGAACATCAAGATTCTCCGCAGGAGGTTTTGGAGAAGGCGGAAAAGTATCTTTACAGTTTAACAACGTGGAAGTCTGCGGTTGGTTTACGACACGTTAAAGAGTCTATCCACGAACATTTAGAAGCCCTAGAAAACGTCAAGAGAATGGGCAATAAGTTTGTGGGAATTGAGACAGGGCTTCCAACATTGGACAGGATTACGTCGGGACTTCATCGGCAAAACCTTGTTGTGTTGGCGGCCCGACCTTCCGTCGGTAAAACTGCGATGGCGGTCGATTTTGTCAGACAAGCTCTATCGAACGGTATACCGACTGCATTTTTTTCTATCGAACAATCCCAGTCTGAAATTATGAATCGGTTTCTTTCCGGCATGGCAAAAATAAAATTAACAGACTTGATGCATGGGACTTATACAAACGAAGTTTATTCGAGACTTCATTCCGCCGGAGAAAAAATTTACAACTCGCCTTTATATCTTGTCACGTCCGAGTGTCACAACATTTCTATGCTTCGGGCCATGTGCAGAAAATTGGCGACAAAGTTGGCATTAAGCAAAGAAAAGTTAGGGCTGGTTGTTGTGGATTATTTGCAATTACTCGGAGGTGAAACAAAGAATTTTGAAAACAGGCAAAACGAAGTATCTGAAATCTCTCGTAACTTGAAAAGAATCGCAAAAGATATGGACGTGTGTGTGGTGGCATTGTCGCAATTGAACCGGAAGCCGGAGGACAGAGCTGGGGGCCGTCCGGTGCTATCAGACTTGCGTGAGAGCGGGAGCATTGAGCAGGACGCAGACTTAGTGCTGATGATGTGGAGAGATGACAAGTGTACTCAAATTGAAATTCAAAAACACAGGAATGGGCCATTGGGGAAAATCAGTCTTTTCTTTCAAAAAGAATATGCCAGTTTTGTAGAGATGGAGGGGGAGAATAATTGATGAAAAAATATGATTTCAGATTGGGGCAGGTTTACAATCATGCGTAACGCCATGATCGTTGAGGTTTATCGAGAGAAAATTGAAAAGGAGAAAGTATGAAAGTAATTATCATAAAAACGCAGGCAGAAATCGACGCGCTTCCGGATAAATTTTCTGAATTCACTAGGATTTATATTCAGGGGACGGAGAGAATATGCGTTAAAAAGGCGTGGGGGAACTCAAGCGTGGTGGCGTGGGGGAACTCAAGCGTTGTGGCGCGGGGGAACTCAAGCGTTGTGGCGTTGGAGAACTC